ATACATAATTTAGCTCGGTCTTCCATATTTATTTATACTAGTTTGTAGTCTCTGAATATGGTTTTTCAATATTTTATAGTTTTCATTTATATCATCAGATATTTGATAAAAGTCTTTTATTAAAGACTTTGACATTTCTTGATCCCTTTGATATTTTGTATTTAGTTTTACTTTCCAAATATCATAAAGTTTTCTTGGGTCATAAATATTTATTGGATGTCCAGCATAAAGGAATCTTGGAACGACGGACATATTAATTCTGTGAGCTAATACAATTTGAGTAGCATTATATTCCATAATTGCATATTCAAATCCATATTTTATCAACTCTTTATAAGCACCGTCGAAATCAACTTTTAAAGCCCTATCTTGTTCAAAATCTTCCTCCAATATAAAGTTATCAAAAAAACTAACCCTTACCTCTAACGGTATTAAATTAAAATTAATAGCCATTAATATTATAAGATTTTCAAATTTTTTAAATCCTATTGTAAAAACTGGTGAATATTTAACCCAATTTGAGTCATCTTTGTAATGAAGAAAATAAAACCTTCCTATTTGTATATCACCAACTTGAATACTCTGCACTTCATCATCCGATTTGCTATACTTATTATAAAAATAAATAGAATTATTTTTATAATTTTCGACAATACCATCACCATAAACAAGGTTTGATAGTTTAACTCTTTCAAGTAACTCAGCCATATACAATATATATATCCAAAAAGGGAATAACATTATGATCAATAGTGCTCCGAGACAATCAGGAAAATATAAACAAGGATTATTTATCCCAAATAATAAAGATAAAGTAATAAAATTAAATACACAAGGTGGTCTTTATTATAGATCTGGATTAGAACAAAAAATGATGGTTTACTTAGATAATAATTCTGGAATAAAATTTTGGGGGGCCGAACATCTAAGAATACCTTATGTGAAAACAGAATGGGTATCTGAACACCAAGAGTTCAAAACAAGCGAACATAGCTACTATCCAGACTTCTATTATGAATTACATAGAGAGGACGGTTCAGTATCAAAGGTGGTTGCTGAAGTTAAACCATCATCAGAGACAAAAGAACCAAAATTATCAGATAACCCAACATCAAAACAACTTAAAAACTTTGAATATGCATTGAAAATGTATAACAAAAACTTAAGTAAGTGGAAATATATGATTGAATATTGTGAGAGAAAAGGATTTGAATTTATAATAATCACAGAACAACACCTTGGACAAAAATGATTAAGTATATAATCACATAGACAAATACAGAAATCAAATTATACATATTTATAAATCTATTACTCTTAGTGAGAAGAGTTAGGAATTTAGAGCATTCAATACCAAAAAGTATAAAATAATAAATATGCATCGGTGTGAAAAAACCAATTATTATTGATATCATATTCAAAAGTTTGGATATACAGAATACAAACAATTGAAATTTATTAACATGGAGAAAGTCCTTACTATATAATATATCCTTTTTTTTAAATTGAACGTATTCAACCCATATAAATAGTAAAGAAAGACTATAAAAAAAAGTTAACATAAACTTTTTATCTATTTCTATTCAAAAAGTTTAGTGGAGGTGAGGATAATCGAAATCCCCCAAACGGTATGCAAAACCATTTCGCCAGCCTTGGACATGCACCCCCTGGATCCGGCACCATGATACAATGGTGGATCTTCCGGCATGTGAGCGAGTGGAGGGAATCGAACCCTCGTCCCCTGGGTGGAAGCCAGGTATAATATCGTTTTCACTACCGTTATACGACACTCGCTTATTTATTTGTAGAGCGGGTGGGACTCGAACCCACGTATTTCAACTTTCCAACTACGTGTATAGAATGTATAAGATTCCAACGGTACCGCTCCATTTATTTAAAAACAAAAAACCCAGACTTTTTAGGGACTGGGTTTTATATATTTCTTTACTTTGAAATTTTATAAAAATACCAATCCAGGTCGGGTTCCCGCCCCACCTACTATTATCGCTGATATTTTGTTAAAAACTTTCATTGTTGTTATAATTCTATATATTTGATTTGTTTATTTTCCTGATACAAATATAATACTTTTTTTAAAAAGTATTTATTTTATTTTTATTTAAATCCTTTTTGTTCCAGACTTTGTTCAGAAAAAGAAGCTTATTCTTGTCAATTTTACAATTTCTGTTTGAAATATTCCCTTCGTTGAATAGGTTGACCATTTCCTGCATACACATTGTTGGGTGGTGTTTGTCAAAATTTGGGTCTGGGTGAGCCCAACCAAACTTAATCAACCAGTTAAGAATAGCATTTGAGTTAAAATCAGCATAGTCTGATGTGGTGCCATTTCCACTTCTTTTCGACAATTTATTAGATCCTTCAAATAACAATCCAGCATGTGTTACATCTGGGAAATTCTTATACCCACACACTTCACATATTTTATCCCAGATAAATTTTTGCTTATCTAAGTTTGCAATATGATCAACACCCCTAACAATATTGGTAACGTCATAATCATAATCGTCCAAAATTGAGCAAAAGTTATATGTTGGATATCCGTTTTCTCTTAGGATTACCATCTTATATAAGCCCATATCAATTTCATATCGACCATCGATGAAATCACCAATCTTCTGAGCAACTTCTTTATATCGATCTAATCTATCAGACTGCCTAAATGTTAGATCATAATCCAAACCAAATTGTTTCATTTGATCATAGATATAGTCAATATATTCTGTTTTATTTCGATCTTGATCTGTGTCATCAATTCTCAAAATAAACTTACCATTATTTGCGCGTGACATTAAATAGTTCAACAACGCGGTACGGAGTGTACCTAGGTGAAATATTCCTGTTGGACTTGGAGCTACTCTTGTTACCATATTTTCTTTTTTTGTTCATACAAATGTATATAAAAAATTTGGATTTTGGAGTATCTATTTAGTAATTCCAATAATTTTTTTGAAGTAAGAATATATCTCAGATAGAGTGTAGCCCCATCCCATCGTTAGATGACTCTATTGAGATTAATCTAATCTGGTGGTCATTATCTCCCTTTTTCTTATAAAGCTCGTTAAACCCTTTTGCAAGTCCTCTTTTGAAGATTTCTGTAAAGTAAGCAAAAGCATTATCAGATTTCTCTTCATTGAAATTATACCAATTAGAGAACATATCTAGTAATCCCGACTGATAACAATCCATTCTATCATCATTACTATAATATCTCATTTTTTTGATAGTTCTTTTAGCGAGTGTTTCTAACATCAATTTTGAATTTCTCGTCAACTTGCCTTGGGCTTTAGATATAATTATCTCTACATATAAATCTTTGTTCTGAAGGTACATAAAATGAAATTATTTTTTAAGAATTTAATTCTTAATTAATTCCTTTCATGTTATATGATAAAGAATAATTTAGTTTAAAATAAAAAAACCTCCTAAAAGGAGGTTTTTATTTAATTATACAAGTCTTTCTTTTTCTCTTTCTCTGTATTGTAATTCTCTTACAGAAAGAAGGTCTTTTTCTAATTGGTCTTTTCTCTTAGCTAAGTTACCAAGTGCTACTTGTAACGAATTTGATTCACCAAGCATTTGCATTGAACCTTGAACTTTTTCAATATTCAATTGAACATCTTCAAGTTTAAGAGTGATCTCTCTTTCTTTATCTTCGAGTTTTCTCTTAGTTACAACTTCTTTCTCAAGATTGTTTTCGTAGAAATAAGTTAAGTCAAAATTAAGTTCATTTCTAACTTCATTAACTAACTCCATTGCTGATTCATACTTGAAGAAGGAATTTCCGTATCTTTGGTCACATCTATAAAGATAGATTGCATTTTTATAATTGAATGCAAATACTTCAAGATGTGGATTAACAAGATTTGATACTCTCTTAACAACATCCATCTCAACAAACTTATTAAGATTGTGTGAAGTCTCAAGAAGAATTGGATAAAAATTCTTATTAACGATAGGGATGATTGGAGAAGAAAATAAACTCTCAAGAGTTGTTTCTTTATTCATTTCATCATCATTAATATAAATTACACCTTTCTTATTTACAGATAATCCGATTGTTAAATTTTCAGAGATTCTAAAATTGATTTTATCATCATTTAGAGAAGCAAATCTCATACCAATCTCAAGATTTCTTAAAGTCTTAAGTTTTTCTGTATCACTAACATTACTTTCTAGAAGAGTCTTCTCAATGTTGTCATCGGTAAGGAGAAACCAAGAATCTTTAACTAAGCAAAGATATTCATCCTCAACTTGCTCTACGATTGTATAAACAGATTCAGAGTTTCCACCTGAAAGAAGGTTTGTTCTTTGCTCAGGACTCTTAGTCAAGTTGTGTACAAATAATTTAATCTCTGGAACCCAGTCATAAACAGCAAGTTCGTTAAGAATTTTAGACATTCTATCTTGGTCAGTGTCCAAATTAATTGTCTGTAATAAGACATTAATTGGTTGTCTATAAAGTTGACCTTGATTTTTACTATCCAATACATTATATAAATGTTTTAATTCATATAATAATTGGTACTGGTTCATATCATCGGTTAATGACTCAACCAAAGCCTTAACAGATCTATCGTAAGTAAATGGTTTTAACTTCTCATTTAACGAATTAATGACTACTTTTTCAGATAGTTCATTACACGCATTCATATGACCTTCAAGAATTGTTGATATTTCCATCTGATCAACAGAAAGTGACTTTCTATAATTGAACAACTCCATTTTGAGATTCTTCATAATGACAAAAATTAATTTTTTAGTTTTCTAAAGTATATATTATATAAAAAAAGTGTATTTTTTACATTTTAATATCTTTACGAAGATTATATATTAAAATACCTTATCTTACTTTTTAGTTCGAAGTTTGGTGGAGTCAGTTCTCGGTGAATTTGACTTATCACTATTACCAACATGCAACTGTTCGTACCATCTTGTACCTTTAGGATAGATAATTGGGTCTTGGTCTTTCCTATAAGCAGGGTAATAAGTCTGCACTTCAAATTCAACATTTAACTTAATTGTGTTATCTGAAGTAAGATTTTTCTCCCTAACAATCTCTACTTGATTTGTATCCGGAATCAACATAACAGCATCTATATTCATGAAGTTATGCTCAAAATACATGAATCTGTAAACCCATAAAGTATCCATTATTGCTTGAGAACACTTAAAAATATCAATCTCACTACTCAAAAGAATAGATAAACTATATTTCACAGACACAGGAACCGCTCTTACCTTTGTGAGCATCCTCCTAATTTCATCATCCTTCTCAATGACCATTCTCAACCAAACATTTGGATTTGCAAACTCATCTGATCTTATATCAAAAGAGGATAAGGTTAAGTGACCCCTTGGGATCATATCGGTATTTAATTCAACAAATCGATTGTTCGAAACAACATCATCTGAAAAAGAATCTAAAAGAAATCTCTCATCTCCGGTCATTGAATAATAAAATGGAACATTAACTTTAACATCACCACCACTAAATTTGTTTATCCAGTTTATCTCACCCTCAAGTGTATCTAAAACACAAACGGTGAGGTCTCTGAAAAAAACATCTTCAAAATTAAATCTTTCTCCAATCATAAATTATATATTGAAAAACTTATTCCTCAGACATCTCTATAAAAAACCATGAAAAATCTTTTACTCTCTGAAAAATGGAGACCTAAAACTCTTGATGAAACTATTCTCCTACCAAGAATTAAGAAAATATTTGAAAATGGGCTATCCCAAAATGTTATTCTATATGGAAATTTTGGCACTGGCAAAACTACTCTTGCTAGAATTCTTATTGGGAAATATACCAAAGACAAACCATTTTTAGAATTGAATAGTTCGTTCTATACATCAATTGACACGCTAAGAAGTAAGATTGATGATTTCTGTTCTAAAGTTTATATGGGATTTGACTTAGTTGGTGATATATCTTACGACTCAACAAAATATGTTTTCTTGGATGAATTCGATAGAACATCAATTCAATATCAAGACGCTCTAAAAGCTTATATCGAAGAATTTTCAAGGAAAAATGTTAGGTTTATTTTTACTACAAACCACATAAATAAAGTATCACCTGGGATAAGATCAAGATTAGTCGAAGTTAATTTCGATTGTGAATCACCAGAAGAAGAGAAATATCTTAAAACAGAGATTTATAAAAAGATATCAAATATAATTGGACCAAAAGAAGGATTTGAAATTCCAAAAGAAAATTTAATTAAAATAATTAATAAAAAGTTTCCAGACTTTAGGTCAATAATGATTGAAGTTGACCAATTTAGATTGACTGGAGAATCCTCAATAAGCTCAAGTGGATTTAATTTGAAAATTAAATTGGAACTTTATAATTTAATTTATGATAAATCTAAAAATTTTGAAGATGTTTATAATTTTTTGATGGAGAATTTTGGACCAGAAAAAATCGATATACTTATTGAATTATTCGGAAAACCTTTTATTGAGTATTCTTTTACAGAAAAGAGACAGAATATTGAAAAGTTATTTGAGGCATCTTACATTGTGTGTGAACATACAAAACTTTTAGAATCGAATACTGATCCAATTATACTCGGTATGACTGTGATTGGTAAAATCAGAGATTTGTTTTTGAAGTAATTCAAAAACTAATATATAATCTATGGCTGCTTTTGACTATACCGATTTTTATATACTTGATTCAACAAACCCGAGATATGGCCCTTTAGAAATAATCGAAGATGAAGTTGTTAGGGTTATTATTCAAAAATATGAAATGATTCTATTCACAAATAAAGGAGAAGTCTTCGGAGATCCTAACTTTGGGGCAAATCTTTTAGAACTATTATACGAAACCAGAGTTTCAGGAGAATCTGTAAGAGGGGTAATTGAAGACCAAATTGCTATTTATATACCCGAACTATACCAGTCAACATATACATTAGATGTAATATTCACACAAGATCCAGAAAACTACCAAGATATAATGTTTATCTATTTAAAATTTGCCGATTATGACGTTTATGCTCAAATCGGATATTTTACTTAATAGGACACTCTGTAGCAGAATAGATAAATTTAGAGTTTCTCGTAACTTTCACACCAAGACTTTTGGCTGTTATTTCAATGTCCTCTAGGCATTCTCCCTCAGCACCACCAACTAAAACCACCTCACCCACATTCTCCAATCTCTCGTTAGCTTGAGCTTGGGATATTTCATTGAATAGTTCAAATAGTTTTTTAGGAACATGATACCAATTGTGGTTATTTCCGATATAAACTATAATAGTTCCTTGATTTGTAGGGAAAAATTCTCCTTTTTGTAAGGTTTTATCCTTTTCTTTGGATTTTACTTTATTATAGATTTGTGGGTCCAATATATTTTTGTAAAAATCAGCATCTACATCATAATTATATCTTTTTTCAATCAAATCTTTTTGATTAGGAAATTTATATAAGTCATCATCAGAATCAGATTCATGATCATCATCATATAAATAATCTTTATCTACCTTTTTCCCATTTACGTGGTTATCCCACAATTGGTAAACTTCTTTAAAATCTTCACAATACCTCTTTAGTTGGTTTAAATATTCATCATTGAAGTATTTTTTGAATGATTTTTGGACATCAACTATTATAAGTATGGAACCATTGTTTTGAAAATTTTCAAATAGTCTTAAATATTTCATAAATGTATATATTAAAATAAATAAAAAAACACCGACATAAATCGGTGTTTTTAATAATTTTCTTTATTGAATTATCCAGGTAGTTCTTCTTCCTCTCCAGTTTCCTCTTCTTCCTGAGCCTGTCCTTGTCCCTGTACTTGAGCCTGTGGTTGAGCTTGGGGTTGAGCTTGTCCTTGACCCTGTGGTTGAACTTCTTCAAAATCTTGAGCTGGTTCTGTTTGAACTTGAGCTTGAGGTTGAGCTTGAGGTTGAGCTTGCATTTGAGCTTGAGGTTGAGCCTGCATTTGAGCCTGTGGCTGACCCTGCATTTGAGCTTGTGGCTGAACTTGAGACCCACCAACCAAAATTGTTGCTGGAATAGTATCAACATTCATGTTTGTTTCAACAACGTGTTTAACCAACTCCTCGACAATATCCATATCGCTATAGAAGTCTCTTAGATTCTTTTGGGTGTTATCACCTACTTTTTTAATGTATGAGTTAACAAAAGATTTTTTAACATCTACAATAACTCTTACCTTATAAGTATCATCAACTTGTAAAACAGATTCTTTTACTACTTTTGTTCCATTTTTCTTACTTTTGTAAGATGAGAATTTTCTAATATGATTCATTATTTTCTAATAATTTTTTATCTATGATTATATATTTATTTCAAAAATCATTTTTTATTTAATTTACTAAAATAGACCCAATAAAAAATAAAGTCAAAGCTCCAAAACCAGCAGCCCCACCCATTAACCAATTTCTTTGTGTTTTCAATTCTTTGATGGTCTCATTCAAATTTTCAATCTGACCATCTTTGAGATTTTTTTGTTCATCACAATATTTACCATCTTTTTCTAAATTACTAATCTTATCAAGATGTAACTTGTTTGTCTTTTCTTGTTCTTCTCGACCCTTTTCATATTGCTCAATAAGAGCTTTGTCGATAAGTTGTTTTTGTTCGTACTTATTAACAACAACTAAATATTTTTTCATCAGTGAATCACACCCAACTCGCA